AACATCGACAACCACACAAAAATAATTGATCTTTATCGACAGGAGATTGAAGAAACTTCTTGACAAAGTCAAAAACATAGTTATAATAACAATTCAACGGGAGTAATTCATGGAAAACGAAGCACCAAAAGTATCAGCCGAAGAGCTGGCAAAGATTTACATTAAGATACGTGACGCCAAGGAAGCAACGGTTGAACGTCACAAGCAAGAGCTTGGTGATTTTAATGATCAGCTTGAGGCAATCTCAAATGAAATGCTTGAGATGTGTAAGTCGCTTGACGTATCTAGCATGCGTACAAACGAAGGGACAATCATCCGTAAAGTAACAACCAACTACAACACAAATGATTGGGGTTCGATGCACCAGTTTATTAAAGAGCATGACGCATTTGGTCTGTTGCAACAACGACTGCACCAAGCAAACTTGAAGCAGTTTTTAGAAGAGCATCCTGACTTACTGCCCCCCGGCTTGTGGTCAGATAGCAAGTACACAATCGTAGTAAAAAGAAGCTAATTTTTCAGGAGAAGTAGCAATGAGCAATATTTCAATTTTCAATCAAGAGTTACCCGACTTTCTGCGCGGCGCTGAGCTTAACGACCTAACCAAATCATTGGCAGGTGGTGGCGGTGCAAAACGCATTTCAATTCGTGGTGGTGTGTTTCGTAAGATTGTTGGTGGTGAAGAAGTTGGTAAGCTGACTGGTCGTGAGATGAACGTGATCATCATCAATGCACGTAAGAACGTATCTCGTGTATTCTACGCCGGTAAGTACAACCCTGATGAAATCGTGCCGCCTACTTGTTGGTCAAATGATGGTGATGTACCTGATGCGCACGCTGAAGAGAAGCAAGGCAAGACTTGCGCCGAGTGTCCACAAAACATCGCTGGGTCTGGTGAGGGTACAAGTCGTGCTTGTCGTTATCAACGCCGTATTGCCGTACTGCTTGAAGGTGATATGACCGGTGCTGTGTATCAGTTAACGCTTCCATCGCAATCAATCTTTGGTAAAGGTGAGGGCAACGTTCATCCTTTCGAGAGCTACGGTAAGTACATCGCCGGTAATGGTCGCAACATCAATCAGATCGTGACCCAAGTTAGCTTGGACACCGATAGCGATACACCTAAGCTGCTCTTCTCGCCTGTGCGCCACATTACACAGGAAGAGTGGGGAGTTGCTAAAGAAGCCAGTGATTCTGCCGAGGCTAAAAACGCAATTACCATGACTGTTGCTCAGAGTGATGGCGTAAAGAAGCCATTAGCATTGCTCGGTACGCCAGTAGAAGAGTTTGAAAAGCCCGCACTTAAAGCAAAGGCAAAAGTAATTGAAGCTGAAGATGCTGAGATTGCCGAGCCTACCAAGCGCGTAACCAAAAAGCCTGATGAAGCACCTGCACCAAAGAAAAACTTGGCATCGGTTATCAGCGCATGGAGCGATGCGTAAAACATCATGAGCTACGGATACAGTTCAATGCTCATTGAACGGAACAAGAAGGCGGATCGTCGTCATCTTGGCGTAGCTGTTGGTCGTTTGTGCATAGCCCAAAGTATTCCAGTGTCAGATGTTGCCGATATGTTAGGCGTCAGCAGAATGACGATTTATAACTGGTTTATGGGCTTGCACGAACCCCAAGCTGCTTACGTACCCGCTCTTACAGAGTACTTAAAAAAACTTAAATAATCATCGGGTATGGACTTGGGGGCTTGCCCCCTGCCTACTCGTCTCTGGAATAAACAGATGGATACGTTTGACCTTCTCGATGCGGTGCTTCCCCTTGACGGGTGGTTCGCAGTCGTTGGCATTAAGGGCAAATCCATAAAACAAGAGTTAGTCGAGACACGGGAAGAAGTAGATAAGTTTGCAGCTACATTTGTAAGTGAAGGGCGCAATGTGTTTTTTGGCTGCGCTAAGTACGCTACAGGTGAAAGCCGTAAGCAATCCAACGTATTAAGTATCAAATCGTTTTGGATGGACATTGATTGTGGTGAAGGCAAAGAGCTGGTTAACTCAGCTACCAACCGCCCATTTGGTTACATCGACCAAAGCACAGGATTAGTTGAGTTGCAACGTTTTTGCGTATTGGTGGGTTTGCCCAAACCAATTATTGTTAACTCAGGACGCGGTCTACATGTGTACTGGGTATTAGAGCAGGCGGTAACCCGCAAGGAATGGGAACCGGTTGCCGCAAGACTAAACGAGCTTTGCATCCTGCATGATTTGTACGTTGACTCTAGTGTGTTTGAGGCTGCTCGTGTATTGCGGATACCCGGCACTTTTAATTTTAAGTCAGACCCCCCGCTTGATGTTGCAGTGATAACCACAGGTAAGCCAGTAGCGTTTGATACGTTTAGTGGGCTATTAGGTGTACGCCCAGCAGAAGAAGTTACCATATTTAATACAGCACCACTTGTCGATGAGCCGGGGCTTAACTTTTTGACCGACTCACTTGCCGGTAACACGATACAGAAATTTAAGAACATCATGATCCGTGGCGAGGATGGATGTCAGCAGTTGAATTATGTGTTTATGAACCAAGCTGAGACGCCTGAGCCGTTGTGGTGGTCTGCACTAACCGTAGCCAATGAGTGTGTGGATCGTGACAAAGCCATCCACATGATTTCAAATCAGCACCCTGATTACGACTATAACGCTACTGAACGTAAAGCCTCACAGGGCGGTGCAGAAGGTGGCCCACATCGTTGCGCAACGTTTGAAAAGACCAACCCAAGTGGATGCAAAGGCTGCAAGTGGAAAGGCAAAATCCACGGACCGATTGCACTTAGCAGAGAAGTGGTAGAAGAAGATGACACGGTTGAAGTTGAGGTAGACGTACCTGAAGAAGACGATACAGGTATCGTTGATGAGTTGCTGCCTCAGTACAAGATACCAGCGTACCCCAAGCCTTATCAGAAGGGGCCTAACGGCGCGATATACCTACCACCTAATGGTGAAGAAGCCGAACCCTTTTGCGTGTATGAGCATGCCTTATACGTAGTCAAGCGCATGAAAGACCCAAGTGAGGGTCACGTAGCCTTGCTTAGGTTGCACTTGCCTATGGATGGTGTGGTTGAGTTTGTCGTGCCACAAGCAGTGATTGCAGTGAAAGATGATTTACGCAAGGTGCTGGCTAGAAATGGTGTAGCGGGTACTCCTACACAGATGACGCACTTAGCCACGTTTGTTAATGCGTTTGTTAAAAATTTACAGTATTCAAAAAAGGTAGAGATTATGAGGACTCAATTTGGTTGGGCAGATAACAACAACAAGTTCATACTTGGGGATATGGAAATAAGCAAGGAAGGCATGTACGGCAGTCCACCATCAACGGCTACGAAAGCAATAGCAGAACACATTGGCCCAGTGGGTGACTTTTCTAAGTGGAAAGAAGCTTTCAACATGTACGCCAAGCCCGGTATGGAACCGCATGCGTTTGCTGCACTGACTGCGTTTGGTGCGCCGCTGTTCAAGTTTACGGGACTAAAAGGCGCGATCATCAATGTGATTTACAAGGAAGGCGGCTCGGGTAAGTCAACCACGCTGTTCATGTGCAATAGCGTCTACGGACACCCTGAGGCACTCGGGTCGATTTGGCGGGATACCAACGCTGCACGTACTCACCGCTTAGGCATTATGAACAATCTGCCGTTCACTTGCGACGAGATTACCAACATTACCCCTGAGGACTTCTCAAACTTGGCATACAGCATGTCACAGGGTCGGGGCAGTGACCGCATGAAAGGCGCAACGAACGAGCTGCGGGATAATTCAACCACTTGGCAAACCATGTCATTGTGTAGTGCAAATGCGAGCTTTTATGAGAAGTTGGCAAGCGTCAAAGCTGGCGGCAACGCAGAGATGCTGCGGCTGTTTGAGTACGACATTGTGCCTAATGGTGTCATCTCGACCGAAGAAGGTAAGCGTATGTTTGACCACCAGCTCAAGCAGAATTACGGGCATGCAGGTGAGATTTACATCAAGTGGTTGGTGAACAATCTTGAAGAAGCAGTTGAGACCATCTTAAAGATTCAAGCAAAGATTGATTCAGAGCTTAGACTGACTGCACCTGAACGCTTTTGGTCGGCAGTTGCCGCATGCAATATAGCTGGGGGCCTGATTGCAAATAGCTTGGGGCTATCAACGTATGATATGAAGGCTGTATATACGTGGGTATGCAAAACAATCCAGAGCATGCGCGAAGAGATTAGACCACCACTGCATGACGCAGTAAGCATTGTGGGCGACTACATCAACCGTCATATGCAGAACATCCTTGTGGTGAAAGCTGACCACGATAACCGCACTTCAGCCGCTGCCCTACCAACACTTGAACCAAAAGGTGAGTTGCTCATACGCTACGAGCCTGATACCAAACACATGTACTTTGTGACCGGTAGCTTTAGGAAGGACTGTGTTGAGCGGCAGATTAACTACAAGGACACATTGCGTGAGCTTAAAGAGCGTGGGTTCACTATGGGCAACCCCAACAAGCGTATGTCTAAGGGCATGAAGATCACTTCCCCTGCTGTGCATACCCTGATGTTCAATTGCTCAAACTCTGAGTTTATTGATATGGATGGGCTGGTGCTACCGGAGTTAGGCGATGAAAGTCGAGATGCTAACGTATAACGTCAACTGGCGTAACTTCAAGCATGGGCATTCGTTTTTCATACCCTGCATCAACTGCAGTGAGGCTAAGAAAAACATCTTAGCTGTGGTAAGAAAACAAAAGTTT